TGGTGTAGGTGGTACCGTGACCGGCAAGGGCGCGGATCTGCTGATTATTGATGACCCGCACTCGGAACAAGAGGCAAAACTAGCCGAAAACGACCCCAGCATCTTTGATTCGGTCTACGAGTGGTACACCTCCGGCCCAAGGCAGCGTCTTCAACCTGGCGGGGCCATAATCGTGGTTATGTGCATGACCGGAGATACGCCCGTCTTGATGGCAGACGGCTCCGAAAAACAACTCAAAGACATTCAACCCGGAGACGCTGTAGCCACGTTTGATCATGGGAAGCTGGCTGCTAGCAAAGTTAACAACTGGCGGTCAAGTGGTATTGATACCGTATACAAAATACAAACACAATCTGGCAGAATACTTCGAGCAAACGAGAGACATCCGTTTCTTGTGATGAACGAAGGAGTGCTGGAATGGACGCGCATCAACCAACTGAACATCGGGGATTTACTTGTATCGTTGAAGGGTGTGGACGGCCTTCTCGGTCAAAAACGAAGCCTGGGAAATGCGGGCCATGCCAAGCAAAAGCTAGCTACCATCGCAAAAACCCTGATGCGCCGTATAGAGAGATTCGGAGCCACGGCAAGTGGAAAGGAAAGCTCTGCGCTTGCGGCCAAGCTGTCCACTGCAAAGGAATGTGCGTCATCTGCTACCGGAAACAGTACACCCCTCCAAAGCAGACCTCAGAGCAAAACCGCGCTCGGCGCATTAAACATCGTTACGGCATCACTTTGGAACAGTACGAAGCGATGGTTAAGGAGCGCGGCAACCTTTGTGATGTATGCGGCCAACCCCCGACCAGTGCAAACACCCGCGCTCATTGGAACGGAAAGCTGTGCATCGACCATTGCCATGACACAGGCAAAATCCGAGGGCTACTTTGCAACGACTGCAACCTTGCTGTCGGATACGGAAAGACAGCAGAGGTACTTGAGCGAGCTTCAGCGTATCTCAGACTTCACGGCAGACCCGATAGTCTCGATTAGTCCTGATGGGGAGGAAGAAGTATTTGATGTTGAGATTGACCAAACCGAAAATTTCATTGCCAACGGCTTTGTAAGCCACAACACCAGATGGTCGAAGAGAGATCTTACGGGCCGAGTCATGAAAGATTCGGTGCAAAGAGGCGGGGACGAGTGGGAACTTATCGAATTTCCTGCGATTTTGCCCTCTGACAAGCCACTTTGGCCTGAGTTTTGGAGCTACGAGGAGCTGTCTGCACTAAGAGCGGAGCTTCCGAACAGCAAATGGCAGGCCCAGTACCAGCAAAGCCCCACATCTGAGAGCGCCGCTATCGTAAAACGCGAGTGGTGGAGGATCTGGAACAATGATTCACCCCCTCCCTGCGCGTTCACACTGATGGCTTGGGATACGGCGTTTGAAAAATCCAACCGCGCCGACTATTCAGCCTGCACAATATGGGGAGTGTTCTACCACCCCGACGACCACGGCATGGAACAAGCCAACATCATCTTGCTTAACGCTGTTAGAGATCGGGTGGAGTTCCCAGAGCTTAAACGTATGGTCTTGAGACTCACCAAAGACTGGGAGCCGGACAGCACCATCATCGAGAAAAAGGCTAGCGGAGCCCCGTTGATCTACGAACTCCGGGCTATGGGCATCCCCGTGCAAGAATTTACGCCCGTCAAAGGCAACGATAAGATAACGAGGCTCAACGCGGTGTCCGATCTCTTCGCATCAGGAAGAGTGTGGGCACCCAACACCCACTGGGCAGAAGAAGTGATTGATGAAGTCGCCTCTTTTCCATCCGGCGAGCATGATGACTATGTTGACACCGTTTCATTGGCACTGATGCGTTTCCGCAGAGGCGGGTACATTAGAGCCGACCTAGATGAAGACGAAGATACACAATCATTCCGTCGTAGGCCCGTCTACTATTGAAGGAAAGCATCATGGCAATTGTTAAGGCGCTCAATCCCGCTCCGCTTGGCATACAAGAATTAGAAGAACAGGCCGAGCCTATCGAGATCGAGATTGAAGATCCCGAATCAGTGGCCATCAAAGCTGGTGGCCTAGAGATTATTTTAGAACCCGAACCGGAGTCAGCAGAAGATTTCGATGCCAACCTCGCCGAGTACATGGACGAGGATCAATTAACTGAACTGGCCACCGAACTCCTTGGCGATTTTCAGTCAGATATTGATAGTCGCAAGGACTGGATTCAAACCTACGTTGACGGCATCCAGCTCCTCGGCATGAAACTAGAAGATCGCACCGAGCCCTGGCCTGGCGCCTGCGGTGTGTATCACCCTCTGCTATCTGAGGCGCTGGTGAAGTTCCAATCCGAAACGATTATGGAAACCTTCCCAGCCCAAGGCCCGGTGAAGACACAGATCATCGGGAAAGAGGATAGCGAAACTCGGGATGCTGCGTCGCGTGTCAAAGACGACATGAACTACCAGCTTACCGAACGGATGCCTGAGTACCGCCCCGAACACGAGAGAATGCTATGGGGATTGGGACTGGCTGGCAACGCTTTCAAAAAGGTCTACTACGACCCAAGCCTTGGCCGGCAGGCATCTATTTTTGTACCGGCTGAAGACATCGTGGTTCCCTACGGCGCCTCAAGCCTCGAAACATCGGAGCGCGTAACACACGTTATGCGAAAGACCGAGAACGAGATGCGCCGGTTACAAGTCAGCGGCTTCTACCGCGATGTTGACCTGGGTGACCCGACCGACACATTCGATGATGTAGAGAAGAAGATTGCCGAGCGCATGGGCTTTCGCGCTTCGAGCGACGACCGTTTCAAGATCCTAGAGATGCACGTCACATGCGATCTTCAAGGCTACGAGGACAAAGATGAAGATGGCGAGCCCACCGGGATTGGCTTGCCATATGTAATAACTATCGAAAAGCACAGCGCAAAGATTTTAGCTATCAGGCGCAACTGGAACCCGGATGATGAGCTAAAGCTCAAGCGCCAACATTTTGTTCACTACGGCTACGTCCCTGGGTTCGGCTTCTACTGCTTTGGCCTGATCCACCTGATCGGCGCCTATGCCAAGTCGGGAACATCGCTGATCCGCCAACTGGTGGATGCGGGCACGCTGTCCAACCTTCCTGGTGGATTCAAAACCAAGGGACTTCGAGTCAAAGGTGATGACACGCCGATTGCCCCGGCGGAGTTTCGTGATGTTGATGTGGCTTCGGGGACAATCAAAGACAACATCATGACCCTTCCCTACAAAGAGCCAAGCCAGGTTCTTGCGGGGTTGATGGACAAGATTATTGAAGAGGGTAGAAGGTTTGCGTCGGCTGCTGATTTGAAGATCAGTGATATGTCGGCTCAGTCGCCTGTTGGTACCACCCTGGCCATCCTTGAGCGCACGCTCAAAATCATGAGCGCCGTACAGGCAAGGATTCACTACTCGATGAGACAGGAGTTTAGGCTCCTGAAAACAATCATCCGAGATTACACGCCAGAGGACTACAGCTACGAACCAGAAGAGGGAAGCCGACGCGCGAAGAAGTCAGACTATGACCGTGTAGACGTAATCCCGGTGTCCGACCCCAACGCGGCCACCATGAGCCAGAAGGTTGTCCAGTACCAGGCTGTCATGCAACTTGCACAGTCGGCACCGCAACTCTATGACCTGGCTCAATTGCACCGGCAAATGCTAGAAGTTTTGGGAATTAAAAATGCCCAGAAATTAGTGAAGCTGGAAGAAGACAATAAACCCAAGGATCCGATTACAGAAAACATGGACGTGGTACGCATGAAGCCGCTCAAGGCTTTTGCCTATCAAGATCATCAGGCCCACATTGTCACGCACCAATCGTTTATGCAGGATCCAATGACTGCACAAATGATTGGGCAAAACCCGCTAGCTCAACAAATGATGGCGGGATTGCAAGCGCATATCGCAGAGCATTACGCCTTTATGTATCGCAACCTGATCGAACAACAGGTTGGCGCACCGTTGCCGGCACCTGATTCTGAGGAGCCGATGCCGGAAGAATTTGAAGCAGCACTGTCCAGAATGGTGGCGCAAGCAGCACAACAACTGCTCATGCAAAACCAAGCCAAAGCCCAGCAGCAACAGGCACAAGCCCAGGCACAAGATCCAATTCTTCAAATGCAAATGCAAGAACTCCAGATCAAATCGCAGGAGGTTCAACGCAAAGCACAGAAGGATCA